GCGCTAGAAATCGAAAACTTGATGTGAAGTTGGGACAGGTCAAGGCCCTGACCGCTGGCGTTTCCGACTATGAGCGATACTCGCCGGATAAATTGAGCAGTCATATTTAGAATGCAAACCTACTCACATGGAGTAAAAATGAAAACAACTGCACGCCTTTGCGCCGCGATCCTTGTTGCTTTGTCAATCTCGACTGTTGTGTATGCCGAGAAGGACATGCCTGACTCAGAATTTCTCGCCGTTATGGCGGCATGGAAGCAGAGTTGCGCCGATCTTTCCGCCGGAGAAGGGCAACCTGCACTTGAAAAAGCATGCGTGGATGGCGTAAAGGCTGGGATCAAAGAAGTCGTCGCGCTGGGGAAGGACAACACCATCAGCGAGCAGATGTGGGACGTCTGCAAGGCCGAGAGCGGCTTTAACTACTCCAACGACTTCCATGCTTGGGCCGCCTGCATGAGGATCGCCCGCACCCGGACAGGTCTTCGAGACTACTAAGCGCACTCGCCTACGGTATTACCGCGTACAAGTGCGACGCCGATCCCAAATTCGCATAGGTCGGTACCGCATCTGCGGCGTCCGTCTGGACCCACAGTTCGACTCCAAATCCCGCATATTTGTACGGAGCCAGTAGATTAACCCCGGTCACAAGCGGAATACCGCTGACGATCGCATTCCCCGTTGCATCGGCAATATCCAGCACCCATCCGCCGTTGTTGACCACGTCACGCCATTGGAGCGTCATCTGATACTGGACGCCAGCCAGCGTGATAAGGAAAGTCTGCGCAGCCGGCGTCAGTGGGATTTCGAACGTCTGCATCAGTTTGCGATCCGATAGAGCAGGCTGGTGCTAGACGCCTGCGGCGTCTTGGTTCCAGTGTTTGAACTGGCCGCGGTCTTCGCCGGATTCGACTGGTTCGCGGCAGGCTGCAACGTGGTTGTCGTCGTCTGAACGATGATTATCTCGCGGCAATGTGCGGTGACGATGAGCGAGTTTTCAGTCTTCTCGTCCGTCGTCGTGCTGAGCGCCTGGAACAGCATGTTGTGATACTTGCGCTTGCCGGTGGAAATATCAAACGGCACACGTGACGCCTGCAATGCGAGCAGTTGCTTGTACGCATACGACGCATAGTTGCCGAATTGAAGCGACAAAACCGAGCTCAGGCTGCTGTTTGTCCATCCGATCGTAAGCGTGACTTCTGCCGGCTTTTTGTACGCGTGGTCTGAAATCGAAGCACCTTGTTCGACCGGGTGGTCGGTAATCACCAGTTCGTCGTGGTGCTGCTCCTGAAGCGTCACATACAGGTGGAACGAGCCGAGTTGCGAATTGATCGAGCGCTTTGGGCTGAAAAGCGCACTGATGGCCGTACCGACTACCAATGCGCCGGCCTGAATCCCCGTCGATAAGAATCCGCTCATTGCACTGCACTCTTCATGTTCCGCACAAGGCGCTGATTCACGCCGGACTGAGCCTGTGCGACAGCGTTAGCCGTCGCGTGAGGATCTCCCGATCCGGTCACGTTGATGGTCGTGTTGGTGCTGACGGCCATCGGAGTTTGTCCCGGCGCGCCGCCGGCTTTCACACCTGATGCTGCACCGATCTGCTCCGTGCTGTACGGGTTCCTGCCGTTCTCTACCTTGATGATCGCGCCCATCAGGCTTTGCAGCACGCGCGGATCATTCATGTTAAGCGCTGCATTCGCATCTGTGCCGAGGCCCTTCGAGACACTTCCGATATAGGCCTGTGTATTGTTCTCGCTGGCCGGCGCGAACTTCGAGATGATCGCGCGCACGGAATTGATGCCGCGTTGTCCATAGAGACGGAGTTGATGCGCCAGCGCCTGCAGGCCTTCTTCAGCACTTTGAAACACAGCGAATCGACCATTCGGACCCGCTTCCTTCGTCGCGCCAGTTTGCCCAACGTAGTTCAAATTGCCGGGATTGTTGTTGCGAATACCGCGGGGCGCATTCGGACTGGCCGGAATCGATGCCGTCGGTGCGGCAGATGCCGCTGGCGTGGTCGACGCAGTTGACGTAGCCGGCGTGGTCGGTGTAGCGACACCAGATACCGGCGCAACCTTCGGCGCAGGAACCGGAGTCCCCTCAAGTTGGCCCTTGATCGTTTTGTAGACGTCCTTCCATCCATCAACCGCTAGGGTCGCGAACTTCTTAGCGTGCTTGCCAAGGTCGCCCCAGCGCCGATCCATCACGGCATGGATGATTTCTCCCAGTTCCGTGAACTGCTCGCCCATGATATGCAGAAAACGTTGCGCGAGCTCGATGTCCGGCACCCAGCGAGACCAGTCAATGAGGCTCTTGCCGCCTTCCTTCCAGACTTTGTAATCGTCGTATAGGGCTAAAATGGCGACGCCGAGTGCCGCCAACTGGCCTAGCGGAGTCGCGAGAAAGCCCGCATTCAATAATCGCCATGCGATGAGCAGGCCTCCGACACCCTCGATCAACCTCTTAGTGCCTTCATCAAGACTGCTGAACCAATCAATGATGCCGCCTACTATCTGCATCGCCCGTAGCCCGAGGGTACTGATTACATCGGCAAGGAATAGCACTCCGTCGACGATCTTGGTGATGATCGCGGAGATTCTCCCAAAGTTGTCAACTAGCCCTTCGCGGAAGCGCTTGATGTCTCCCGACATCCTATCCGTCAGCGACGATGCGACCTTCTGCCCGAGGATCGCGAATGCCGTTCCAAGTGTACGGACCTGGACCATGAACTCATGCGACGATGCTGCAGCCTGTTGCGAGTCCATGCCAGCTTTCGCCAGCATGTCTTTATATTCGTCGCCGAACTGACCCATGCCCTGGCGCAGCGCCATCAAGGTCTTTTCGTCGATGCCGAGCGCTTGGGCGTATGCGTTCGCCCGGTAGTACGGCATGGTGGCGAACTGCTTACCGAGATCCTTGAGGATGTCGGTAGTATCGCGCAGGCCGCCATTCGCGTCGCGCGTCTGGACACCAAGACTCTGAATTAGACCGGATGCTCCGGGACTGTTACGCATGAAGCGCGCAAGGTTCTCGAGCGAAGCCGACGCGGCCGATGCCGACGAGCCCATTTGGCTAGCAGCGAAGCCGAGAGCCTGAATGTTGGCAACTGACGCACCGGTACGTTGCGACGCGAAATACAGCGTCTCCATCTGGTCGGCGATCTTCGCTACGCCAGCCACGACGGCTGCAGACGTTGCAGCGATGGCCGCGCCTAATTCGATGACCTTCAGTGATGCCGAAGCGATGGAATCGGTGAATTTCTTCTGGCTTGAACCATCGATGGAATAGCCCAGCGAAACTAAAAATTCCTTGATCGTATCAGCGGCCATTCTGATTCTCGTTATGTCGTTGGGCTATATGGTTGTTTTCGGCGAGCACATCGAGACAATCATTCATCAACGCAATGTCAGCCAGATCAATCGCGCCATCCTTCAGACTTTCGTAACGGCACATGCCCTTCACGACCGGCCGCAATAGCCAGTCCATGCCATCAGGCAGGCTTACCCATTCAACGCTGCTGGACTCGCCGCTGGGCTCGCGAGGAGTCCTTTGATAAAACCACCGAGGCTGTCCCAGATAACCTTGACCGAGATCTGTGTCATCAGCCCAATGTCGATGTCATCGAACATCAGTGACTTGGCGTTCTGGCTCCAGATCGGCGCCCAGTTACCTTGCTGATTGCGGGACACCGCGCCGAGGCAGGCCGCGAACACGTATTCGCAGTCGGCATCCGGCATTTCTGCCAGCGCCTGAGCGAGCGGCTCGAACGCTTCCGCGAGAGCACCCAGATCTTCCTTCAACGCATCCGCCTTGCCTGCGAACTTCAGGAATACCGGGAGCAGCTTGGGGATAATCGGCGCGATCTTGCGGGAGATATGGAGTTGCTTGAACGCATCCAGTTTCTCCGAGCGGTAACGCTGGCCGCCAATTTCAAATTCGATTGACATTTATCCGCCTAGTACGTGCCGAGCACGGAATCAACCTTGCCAGCATCGAACGTCCACGCAATGATGTCGCCATCCTTCTTGTAGGCCATATCCGGCTTTTTCTTGAATGCGCATTGCCGTGCGGCATGAAGATCGCCGACGGCAGTATTCGAGACTGTGATGATGTTAGCGCCCCAGAGCGAAGAGCTCAGAGCCTGTGCGTCATAGGTCGCCATCAGTTTCTGGTTCATCGGGCTCGTCTTGAGAAGGCGGACCGTCACCAGACCAGACTTGTCGGCGTGAAGGCTGTGCATCACCTCGCCATCGGCACCGACTGTCATGGTGTTCTTGTCGCCCGCGGCAGCGATATCAATGCCCTCTTCGGCGTTGGCCGAGCCATAGCCGAGAGAAAACGCACCGGTAGGACCGACGAATGTTGCGGTCACATCTTTGAAGCTGTAGGAAGCCATGTTCTACCTTTACCGGGTAACGTTGACAGAGAGTTGAACGCCGTGGATAGCCCCAGCCTCAAGCAATGCCATCTGGAACGGCACGGATTTGCGGGCCTGGCGGTCGCTCACGGATTGCGACGAGGTCGGTGGGGTATAGACGTAATAGCCCTTGCTCAGCGTATCGCCTTGGTTCAGCGCACCGAAGCCGGCCGACGTCCAGACTCCCGGAGCCGAATATCCATTGTTCACGGCGGCATCGCCCGACTTTTCCATCACGCCAGCCAGTAGCTGGTTACCCGCGTCCGTCTGCGGGATCTTCGTCGGGCTCAGGTACAGCGCGTTGTACAGATCCGTCTGCAGACGATTGCGGAACCAGATCGCGTTATAGATCGAGTCGATGAAAATGCCGCTCGGCGTTACGCCGGTCTGGATGATCGCCGTCGAGTTGTCGTAGTTGACGAAGTAGTTGTACTTCTTCGCATCGAGTGCGTTCGCCTGCGAGGTATTCAGCGATTCCGCGACGATGCCCGGCTCCGTCTTGTACATCAGGGTGATCGTCGTGCGGTTGCCGTTGAAATTGACGGTCAACAGACGCCCGAACAGCGACGCCACCGCATACGGGCTCGTGCTAGACCATTGCGCGATGCTGTACTTGTAACCAAGCTGCGTGAGCTGGTAACCGAGGTCGTTCGTCTGGGTCGGATCGAGCGCAGCGGGTTCCTGCGAGGTCGCTCCATACAGGTGTTTTTGATCCGCTTCGATGAATGCGGCGACGGCCAGATGCTGGACATTCGTGATGCTTGTATCGGCAAAGGAAACGCCGAGGAACTGAGTACCCGCATACCCGATCATCGCCGATACTGCATCGACCGGCTGTTCTGCGGCAACACCATTCGCCGGAACCGATGCGACGCCCGTGACCAGGCCAAGCTGAGTCGATACGTCCTGACCGCCTGCCGGGGAGGTCGCGTAGGTGATGCTCGAAGCGTTCACGCCACCAGTCAGGGTCGCGCCCGAGACTGCGATGTTCGTGCTGGTCTTGACAAGCGTGAAGGCATTGCCGGCCGTGCCAACCGAGGCGTATGTAGCCGTGACAACGCCCAGTGTGGTCGAGTACCGGCACTTGCTGATATTGACGTCAGCGGACGCCTGCAGGAATGATTGCAGGTTGGCTGCGGTCTGAGCCGCCGTGCCACCAATCAGCACCTGGCTGCCGACCGGAACGCCAGTCACGAGAGTAACGACCGTGCCACCAATCGTCACCGTGTCATTGTTCGCCGGCACGCCAGTGAACGTGATCGTGCCTGCTGCAGCCGTACCCGCGCCAGTCGTAGCGCTCGTGATTTCGAAGCGGCTATAGTTCGCATTCCACACGCACGTACCCGCAGCGCCAAGCGCCGTCGAGATGACGGACGCGACACCGTTCAGATTCGTCTGCGCGGTAAAGTCGAGGGCGGTCACGTTCTTGACCGTGCCATCGATCGTCATCGTGAAACCGCCGTTGGAAACAGTGGTCCACAGCGACATCAACTGAGCAGCAACTGCGGTGAACGCGCCCTTGAGTTTCGCAGCGGTCGCGGTTTTGGCCCAGCGGCCGACGAGCAGCGTCGACGGTTGCGGAACCTGCTGGAAGTATAGATTGGCCGCCAGATACTCAGGCGCGCTCGTGCCGAAGTCGGTTGCGATAGCCGAGGCCGTGGCATACGAACGGAAGCGTTCGCCGGTATCGATGACCGTCGACGCGCCCATGACAAGGCCCGTATTCAGGTTCGCACCTTGCGCCGCCTGCGGCGACATGTTGATCGTGACGTTAATAAGCCGCGAGACCGGCAGGGTGTTCGCCATTTGTGGGCGCTCCAAGAAAATAAAAAAGCCCGCACAGTGGCGGGCCGGTCGAATCGGTAAATCGGGATTACTGCGTGACGTTTATCGTCGTGGTGAGCGGTGTGCTTGCTATCACTGTTCCGCTTGCCGTCAGAATGTTAAGCACCTGATAGGTCCGGGTGATCTTGCGGCGGAACACAATGGCCATGTCGTACCGCCTGATCCACTGCTCATTGATCAGATCTGGAGCGGCGCGAATTTGTCCGGTCTCGATACAGTTCATATCGCTCAACTTCAACTGCTCGAGGTTCTGTGGAATTGCCAGGCCGTCTTCTAGCTGTTGCGCATACTGCTTCGCATTCGGCCCGTAGAACGAGCACAGAACGTCTATCTGCTGATGCCGAATGTAGGTATCGGTGCCGTTTCCAGTGGGGTTGTGAACAATGGCCGGTCCAGCGTCCAATTCCTGCGTCGTCACGCCGAGCGCACACCAGTTCGTGATGGGTTCCGGCTGCTTGGGCGGGTTTGGCTGCCAGCGCGGCCGCACCATGTTTCCCGGTAGCGCGGTAATTCCGACGACCATCTGCTGAAATATGGCATCGAGTGCTGCATCTTCGAGCGGAGGTGAGGTAACGGCGGGGAGGAGATAACCGCCTGTCGATGAATCGGCCATTGGTTAACCTGAAAGCTGCTTGAGAGTACAGGTCGCGTTAATAAACCCGCGGCCGTAAGTCGAATAATCGTTGACGTTGGTCACGGTCCACTGCAGGCCTTGCCAGTTGACGACATCAGCGTCATAACCTGCCTGGCCATCGATCAATCTGTACTGCGAGTGAATGGTGATCGTGTCGGAAATGTGCTCGCCTTCCGCAACTCGATGCAGAACTGACCCGCTCAGACTTGTCACGACGCCGAAGAAAGGCGTTGTAGTCGGCGTGATCACTCCGATGCCGTCGGCGCCAACGGTCTGAGCGTTGCGCGTAACGGTGAGAGTCATATCCAAGAAGTCGGGGTCGAGAATGACCGAACTCACATCTAGCCACGGCATGATCAGGTTCCGGCCGTGATACGCAGCACAGTGGAGTTTCCTTGCGTGACTGCGGCGAGGTAGGTATTCGATCCGATCGTGAGCACCTGTGTGCTATATGGCAGAACCGGCGTGCCGACATCGGGCGTGACGGAGACCGCATTGCTGGCACCGAGGAGCACGAACGCCACCAGCGGCCCGAGATTGGTCACCAGGACTTGTGTCGGCGTACCAGTCAGCGGAATCGCGACATTGGCCGATACGATGCTGGCCGCCAAGTTAGCTTGGCCGGTCGGAGCAATTGCGGGGAACGCCATGTTTGAGCCTGAAATGAAAAAGCCCCGGGTATACCGAGGCTTTGAATGTTTGGTGAGGCCGGGTTATTTCTTGTTACGGATCACGTGTGTAACGGAATTTCGAAGCTGGCCGGTATTGATAAGAGCGATAATGCCAGCCGCCGACTGCGCATCGCCCGCCGAAGTGCCACTATCAACCGCCTTCAGATATTCCTTCTCGCTCTTGCGCATGCTCTTCGTCTTACGGCTCTTGTTCCGATTGCGAATCGTCTCTGGAGACAGTTCCGGAGCAATGTTGCTATTGATCTTGGCTTTAACTGACCGTTCAGCGATCAGCCCTGCGGCGGTGAGTTGTGCAATGGCGCTGCTCTGACTGCCGCCGAGCGCAGCCGCCGCGCCTTTCTTCAGGCGTTCGGCGCATTCAGCCTGCACCTCTTGCACACCGGGAATGAGAAACGGACGCGCCGGAACATT